ATGTATCCCAATGATGCGCGTCTTCGCAACATTACATATGCGGCGCCCGTTTACGTTGACCTGCACATTACTACCACCATGTTTGACCCTACGACGCAGGTCAAGGAGACACGGACCCGCACCTTGCAGCGCATCCACGTTGGCAAGATTCCCGTAATGATTGGTTCCAAGTTCTGCATGTTATGTGAGACACCAGAGAAGACGCCACGTGACCTTGGTGAGTGCAGCACGGACCCTGGCGGCTACTTTATTATCCAGGGTGGTGAGCGCATTATTATTTCACAGGAGCGCATGGCGGAGAACCGTATGTTCGTCTTCCGCAACTCTAAAAACAGAAACAAGGAGGCAGAGAAGATTGAGTGCAAGTCTATTGGTTTGGACAATGAGGGTGCACCCAAGTCTATTGCGGTCGTCATTCTACACAATCCGAAGAACCCTGTGGCGCCTGAGCACATTCGCGTGTCGCTGCCCCGTATTAAGACTGAGATTCCCCTGTTTGTCATGTTTCGCGCCCTAGGCATCCAGAGCGACAAGGAGATTATTGAGCTCATCATGGGCTCAACAGACACGCCATACGATATGATATTTCAGGAGTGCATTCAGGACGCCAAGGACATTCGCACCACGGAAGCCGCCATTGAGTTTCTTACCAAGTACATTGGCAGTGGCTCCAGTATCCGTGAGGCACTGACCTCTTCCACCCTGCCAATTGCTAAGATGCCCAAGAATGGCGTCCTGACTGAGATTCTTGCAGAGGAGTTTCTTCCCCACATTGGTGGCTACAACACGCTCTATGAGAAGGCGTGCTTCCTTGCTGTCATGACCAAGAAGGTCCTGGAGGTCTATCACAACCGCATTTCCTACGATGACCGTGATGCCTATCCTAACAAGAAGGTGGAGCTGCCTGGTAACCTACTGGGCAATCTGTTCCGCTACTACTTTGGCACGAAGGTCATCAAGGACATGAAGAGCACGATTACCAAGGAGATTCACAATGGTGCCTGGAAGTCCACTGGCAAGTTTGAGGATATTATTAATCCTACTAACATCTATAAGATTCTCAAGTCCACCATCGTGGATATTGGCATGAAGTCTAGTTTGGCAACAGGCAACTTTGCAGGCGGCAAGATGGGCACCAAGATGGGCATTTCACAGGTCATGAACCGCCTGACCTATCTGTCAGGCATTTCGCATTTGCGTCGCATTTCCACGCCCATTGAGAAGACGGGCAAGCTCATTCCGCCCCGTAAGCTCCACAACACTCAGTGGGGCTTTGTTTGCCCTGCAGAGACACCAGAGGGTCATTCCGTAGGTGTAGTGAAGAATCTGTCTTCAACGGCGCTAGTATCACTACCTTCCAATCCTGAGCCCATTGTCAATATCCTATACGATGAGCTTGGCATGGTGAATCTGAGTGAGACTACGCACCATGAGAAGCACACTCAGTGTCGTGTATTCATTAACGGCGCATTCATAGGCATTATTCGTGATAGTAGCCACAGCAACGTAGAGGTAGTGCGGGCACTTCGCAAGGCAAAGACCGCGGGTCGTATTAACCCCTACACCAGCGTCGTGTTCAACCCGCGCATGAATGAGGTGTGGATGAACACGGAGGGCGGTCGCCTGCTACGCCCTGTGATGAATGCGGATGCCATTCGTGAGCTGATGCTCAATCCCTCAACGCCTAAGCCCTGGTCTGTTGTTTCAGAGTGGAATGAGCTGATGCGCTGGACCTCACCAATCGGCAAGCACTCACTTATTGAGTACATTGACCCTGGTGAGTCTGAGACTGTGCTGATTTGCATGTTTCCTCAGGACACGATTGAGCCGAAGAAGGGCAAGTACTTCACCCACGTGGAGGTCCATCCTAGCACGATTCTGGGTACAATGGCGTCGAACATTCCCTTCTGCGACCACAACCAGAGTCCCCGTAATACCTATCAATCAGCTATGGGTAAGCAGGCTATGGGCATCTACGCGCTCAACTTCCGTGAGCGCATGGACACCATGGGCAACCTGCTGTGCTACCCGTCCGTGCCTCTTGTTAGCCCGTACATGAGCCGCTTCTACCGCGCTCAAGACATGCCTTCTGGTAACAACATCATTGTTGCGATTGCCACATACGGTGGCTACAATCAGGAGGATTCTATCATGTTCAACCGTGCGGCACTGGACCGTGGTCTCTTCCGCAGCTTCTTCTACCGCACGTACAAGGATGAGGAGAAGAAGAACCAGGCATCTGGTGAGGAGGAGCGCTTCTGCAAGCCGGACCCTGCACTAACCAAGCAGCTCAAGATGGCGAACTACGACAAGCTAGCGGAGGATGGCATTGTACCGGAAAACACCTATGTTTCACAGGAGGATGTGTTGATTGGTAAGGTTGCGCCTATCAGGCTACGAGCCCCTGATGGTGCTGCCCTGGCGGGTGTTACGCATGCAACACTGCAGGCAATGAGTGGTGCTGCGGCTGCCGCAGCAGTAGAGGCTGCGGGCGGCAAGCGCTACAAGGATGTTAGCAAGCTCCTGCGCAACAATGAGACGGGTTTCGTTGATAAGATTTACCGTGGGCGCAACGGTGAGGGCTACACCTTCGTGAAGATTCGTGTGCGCTCTGAGCGCGTACCGACGGTTGGTGACAAGTTCTCTAGTCGGCATGGACAGAAGGGTACGGTGGGTCTGATTCTAGAGCCTTGGGACATGCCCCAGACTAAGGATGGTATCATTCCGGATATCATCATTAACCCACATTGTATTCCGTCACGTATGACGATTGCACAGCTGATGGAGACGCTGATGGGTAAAGTCTGTTGCAACATGGGCTTTCACGGCGATGGCACGCCATTCAATGAGGTAACGGTGGAGCGCCTGTCTTCAATTCTACGTGACCAGCTGAAGCTGGAGCCCTATGGCAATGAGGTGCTGTATTGTGGCACAACGGGCAAGCAAATGCGCACAAACATCTTCATGGGTCCGTGCTATTACCAGCGCTTGAAGCACATGGTGGATGACAAGATTCACAGCCGTGCTTCTGGTCCCCTGGTCATGCTGACCAGGCAGCCGGCAGAGGGACGAGCCCGCGATGGTGGCTTGCGCTTTGGTGAGATGGAGCGTGATTGTATGATTGCGCACGGTGCATCAGAGTTCCTCAAGGAGCGCATGCTGGAGGCGTCTGATAACTTCCAGAGCTTCACATGCCGTGGCTGCGGTCTTCTGGGTATTGTCAATCCAGCGCGCGGTGTGTTCCAGTGCAGCGCCTGCACATCAACTACGGGCTTCTCACAGGTGCGTATTCCCTACGCCTACAAGCTCTTCCTGCAGGAGCTGGAGTCAATGAACATTAGCAGTCGCCTGATTACGGAGTCACGCTTGCGTGAGAACGTTGAGCTCACACGTGAGTTTGAGGATATCAAGGACAGGGAGGATAAGTAGTTAGCGACCAAAATAGTGTGGCTCAGGCTCTGTTCTAGTAGGGTCATCTGACATAAAAAAGCCGGTTTTCTTGTTGTATTTTTCAATGGTTTTCAATACATTGAAGTAGATTTTCTGTTTTGCGGAAGGTGTGAAACAGACCTGTTCAACAGGACCGCCTGGTTCTAAAATTTCATCGCTGAACAAACTGGTGTCCTCTATAATTGTGCGTTTGTAGATTTCTATTTCACACTTTTCCTTTTCAATAATTTCGTAATAGTTCCATTCGCCATCTTTCTTGCAAGGCTTAGTATCAGGTATGCAATACGACATTGTGAATTTTAGCGGTAAGCGCTGTCTCCAGTTTATGCATTCTACATCGTCGACGCTATTATTTACATAAAAGTGACCATCAAATACCAAGTGTCCTTGCTTACCGTCATTTACGTATTCGCTATAATCATACATGAAAGGGTAATCTAAGCGGCTGATTTCTGGATTCGAAAAACTAAAATGCGTGTGCCGCCAATCCATAATAGGTTTCTTAATGAGGCGACGCTTATATGATAAAAGTTGAAGCGCCTTTTTCTTACACCATTCAGAGCGAAAACAATGACGAAGCCACTGAACGCGGACCTTTTGTGGAAAAGCACGATTCAACGTGCGCAGTATCCCAGTCCTGTTCTTAAGCAGCCGATGACTCTTCCCGAAATCAACTGGCTTACTGGAAAGCCGGTGGCACAAGATATTCACAAGGAAATGCTTCAGGGCTACGCTGCTTACAGTATGAATTATTGGCAGGGTGTTAAGCATAGGGCTCTTCTATACAGACTACATAAGTAAGTACAGTTCCAAGGGCAGAATCGGTAGTAAATACACAAATGAGTTGAGGTTCATGCTATAAGCTAGGAGTAGACACAAGACATCAAATACGATTGTTACTACGATTATGCGTTTTTTATAGCCCGGACAGCACAATAGCAGATTCATACGGACAAGAGCTAATAGTACAGCGCCTATAGCAAAAATTTTGCCGAAAGTGCAGATTTTGTTTTCGTAACGACCACTGTCATGTACAAAAAAAGTCCCGAGCGCCTGCGTTTCCTTCTCCAGATACGCGCCTTTAAAGCTGTAGCTAGTCTTGAAGATGAAGTACATGAAAATAAGGTAGGCGCTTTCGATGGCTGTGATAATGGGTATCTTCATTGTCCCTGCTTTTACGGAGGATAAAATATTGGTGTAAAGTATACGATGTCACAGCTTGAAAGACGCGGTTCTGTTAGTTCTGTCGCCTCCTCAAATAACTCCTCAGGTTCTGTTTGTAAGAAAGAATTATCAAGAAAAACAAGTTCCACTTCATTTAGTGGCTGTGTTGCAAAAGACTTACCTTGTCATGAAATTATTCTAAAAAAGAAGTTAGTTCAACTTTGCAATAGTGATACTATTTTTTGGCATAAATGCGTCGATTATATTAAAGAAAAAAATAAACGTGCGCAACAAGATGAGGCATATGAACTTCTTAAAAAGGGGAATAATAACAGTATTGCCAGGATTACTAATTATGTTACACTCAAACCGGCTAATGTAGCAGCTGGTAAACCAGCTGAGACGTTTAAGGGCAGAGTTTTAGCAGAGTTATCTAATGAGATAAGTAAAGATTATATTGTAGACTTTTTAGTAAATATAGGTTTTGTATTAGATGGAAAAGATTTTCAAATAAAAGCCCCTGACGGAATGTGTGGAGATAAGACAAAGGAGGATGCATTAAAAACATTTATTGCTGATGTAAATGAGTATTTGGCGAAAATTGCTATGCTTGGAAAGCCAAAAGGCGGGCGCCAGACAAGACGCAATCAGAGACATCGCCAAAGCCAAAGACAGAACCAACGTCAAAGACAAAGCCAAAGACAAAGCCAGAGACAAAACCAGCGCCAGTCCAGACGCCAGAGCCGCCGTTAAATATCGTGAATTTCACAGAAAAATTTGAAAAAAACATGATTTTTTCAAATTTTCCATTGTTTTTTTCATGAAAATAAATGCAGCGCGCTGTTCAAAATAAAATAAAATATTAATGTCCTCCAGACTGCGTTCAGTAGCCGATTTCACGGCGCATGAGAAGCCCGTAAGTGGCGATACCAAGATTTCCATTAAGGGCACAGACCACACGGGCTGGCTTTTATGCGACGGTCGCGCTATTGACGCTGGATAATTTTTAATAATATATTGCATTTCGAATGCGAAGTATTATTTAATCGCGACTTACGCTTTTTTATTCACTATAAAAACTGCCGCTGCAACAACTAAGCCGCCAAAAAGTACAGAAACCGCAGTCTTTTTATCAATGTATTTTTCCCAAAAGGCAGGGCTCTCAAACCCCTCAATCGGTGTTCCATCAGGATAATAGATTTTCGGGTCATTTTGATAATCTGTCATACTCATGAACATGGGATAGCCACCAGCATCACGGTCCTGCACCCAGCGTGTTTGCATATTGCCGCCATCAATCTGTCCCTTAATCCAAACATTATTACTATCATAAGGGCTGCGCGTATTGCCATTCAAATCGCCCACCTGCATTGTGACTTGCCGACACTTTGGATAGCCTGTGCCCATGGCGGCTTGAAAAATCGGCATCGGATTCAGGGCATCGCGCGCATCCTCCAAAACACCAGGTGCCAAACCTCTCATCTGCGGTAAGCCCATATCGCTGATGGCTTTTCCAATGCGTTTTCCTAACAGGTTGCCTTTGGGAGTAGTATCCACATACTCATACATTGTTGCTCCATTTGAACAGGTGCTGCCTGTTGACATGAAGTAACGCAAGCCCATAGGGTTCAAGTTGGTTTGATTTATACCCGTGCGTTGTCCGAAACCAATCACGTCTGTGTAGTAATTTACGGCGGAAACAGCGTCTACAATAGCCCCCACGTCACCACCAGAACGAACGCCGATTTCAGCAGGTGTCTTGAGCTCATCGGCATAACTGTAGTCGGGTCCGAAAAAGCCTGGATTCATTTCAGCACTTTTGCCGGGTCCCCGCCGCGTAACTTTATCATTGTATTGTTGCATATTGAGTTCACCACGGCGGACTCTTTCCTGTTCAGCGGCTGAGCCACCAAAGATGTTGTCCATAGTTCCTAAAAAATGGCATGAAAGTTGATTAGCCGAAACGACCTAATTTGCTTAAACAGACATGACTGAATTGTTTCCAGGATTAAGAGATGAACCTACAATAAGTGACGAAGACTTGCGATTTCAGTCGTATTTTAACACAAATGGGCGCAGTGCATTTGATATACCGGACGATGAGGTGCCTGCTTCTGCTGATGCAGACGCTGTTGATGACACGCTGCAAAATGAGGACTATGCCTGGTGCTGCGAAAACTGCGAAACGGATGAGAACATCAAGGTCCAGAATGATACTATATTATGCACACGATGCGGCGAAGTATTTGAACATATTTTGGACCAAGGACCGGAGTATCGCTGGTTCTCTGGTGACGACAGAAACACGGACCCTACCCGTGTAGGCGCGCCGCAGAACCCACTATTGCCAGAATCATCGCTAGGCACAACAATGCTGCTACGAAAGCATCATGGCAACGCGATGCGCAAAATTAAGCGTTACCACACCTGGAATTTGATGCCCTACAGAGAGCGTAATCTCTGGGGTATATTCGAAGGCTTACATGTACGTGCTATAAACGCCGGGATAGGGGTTGGTGTTTTAGAGGAGGCAAAGCGTCTTTATGCCCAATTATCGGCATTGTGTGTGTGTCGTGGTACACAGAAGGAGGCGCTTCTTGCTGCCTGCCTATATGAATCACTCAAGCGCTCAGGCACTCCCCGGCGCCCTAAGGATATTGGTGTGATATTTCAAATCAATATTCGCTATGTAACCAAGGGCTTGAAGCAGTTTGCGAATCTACTCAATCTGGATGAACGCATTGGTCCAGTGGCTGCCAAGGTAAAGAATAAGGTGGTTGTTGCTTCTGCTACTACTACTGCTTCTGAGACTGCTGCTGCTCCTGTAGTTGCTGCCCCCGCCAAGCCCGTATCAGTCGAATCACGTAGAGCCAAGTGGGATACGATTTCGCGCTCCACAACAACCTACGAACACTACATTGAGCCCTTTGTGGCGAAGCTGGAGGCGCCACGGCAGCTAACCGGTACATTAGTTGCGCTAACTCGTCAAATCTGCGCCCGCGCTGATGACATGGGCATCTGTCCTGAAAATACACCACCAAGTCTTACGGCAGCCGCTCTTGCGTTAGCCTGTAACACACTTACAGTTCAAAAGACCATACAGGAGATTGCCGCAGTGTGCGACATTAGCGTGGTCACCCTACACAAGTGTCTGAAGCGCCTGGACACTTGGAAACAAAAGCTCATCATAGCATAGAGGTATGGGTGCCAGTGACAGTCGTCCATCGTCAACGTATGTTGATTCGCCCGAAAATGAAAAGAGCAAGTTATTTACAACTATTTTTGTACGGCTGCTGAAAGAAACTGACATAGTTGACTTACATGCTCTTACAAAGGGACCCGGTGCCTGTGGTTCCTATGTTGTTCTTTTAGAAAAGGAGCTCAATAAAGAATTCAAGCAACTCAAGCTGCAATCATCGGTGACAGGCGCAAAGGCTGTAAACTCATTTCTGTATAGCAAAGCCAAGGATATTGAGACTGAGACTGCCGCTGATTCTAATGCTTGCCGCGAACTTGCCATATTTTACATCCGCTTGTTGCAGCTTGTCGGTGCATTAACAATGAGTATATACACGCCTGGTGACCTAATTGACCGAATTCGTAATCGCGTATTACAGGCATCATTGAAGAAGCAGCAAAAAAATCTACCTGTCTCACTGGAGGAAAAAGAGAGTCGGCGCCTCAAAACATGGGAATGGTTCCGCACATATATTATTAGCTCCGTTTCTGGTGTTCCTGGCGTGTACACATTGAAAGATAAAACGAACTACAAGTTTAATAAAGAAAATAATACATTAACTTACACAACAGCAGATGGTTTGAAATATGATGCTACTTTGGCACTGTATGAGATGGATAAGTACAATATTGACGCATCAGTAATGAAGCCCGATTCATACTGGATTGTATTGATTAAGCCAAAGGAAGCTACCAACATTTTCAGAATACTGGTCCATAAAGAGGGCAGCGGCTACTTATTCAGCCCTAATGAGGATAAAACTGTGGAAGAGGAAAAGCCTATTTTGTACTACAAGGATTGGTCTACCGATTTGGGGTCAACTATGGCTAGCACTTTGGCGGCTGAAAAGGTTTCCACAGGGCGTAACAATAGTAGAAATAGGGACAGAGACCGTAGCAGCAGTAGAAACAGACCCCTTGAGCTCACAAGGGGTACTGAGGAGGAGTTACGCAGAGCAGGTGTATCGCTAACTAATTTGAACAGGCTAACGCGCAGGGGTGGTGCCAGAACAATGTCGCGCGATGTATTTGGCTACAGAACCAGCCGTAATGATTTGATAGGTAGCAGTAGTGGAAGCAGTAGCAATAGACAAACGAACAGAAAGAACCGTAATGCCCCCAAACCCGCTGAAACATCAACGTTGCCCAAGCAATTCCAAGAAATTTACAATTTTATGACACGCTGGAATTCCGAAATTTCGTCTTGGACAGAGGCTTCCCCAGCCACCTATCGTTCAGTCCTTCTATACGTAAAACCTGGATTATCCAATCTGGCGGCAACATCCTATTTCTGCGTTGATAACTGGTCTCAAAAGACCCTGCGCTACATTCCACCCTTTGCTGCTCTAGAATCCCTGTACTTTAATGAAGACGATGGTACAGCAAGCATCTCAAATCAAGCTGCCTTATCACGCCTAGTTGAAGAATTTAAGACAATCTATTCCACTGTATCTTCCAATAAGAGCCGCTCAGCAACTAGTTTTGCTGATGTAATTTTGCCGCCCTTGCCAGAGCAAATAAAAGCGGAATTTTGCAAGAATAAAACATCTCAGGGCGATATAATTGTGGATTCTAAAAACGCCCAAATTTTAGAGACGGCGCAATTATTAATTTTAGAAAAGTACAAGAAATACTTTGACACCGCGTTCACAATGATTAACAGAATCTTTGAAGTTAAGACGGATATCAAAGGCAATACCAAAATAAATTTTACGCCAGCATTTGCAAATTCTTCAGCTGGAGCTAGAGCAACGCTTGAAGAAATTATTGCGACCGCGCGTGAAATGATAGCTATTCACTATATTGAAGTAGAAACTATTTACCAAAAGGCAATACGGGATTTGAGCCCTGTTTTACAGCGCTGATTGTTTATTTTTTTTATTTTTTTTATTTTATTTTATTTTTTTTTACGAAAAGTAAAAAATAAAATAAAAAAATCAGGCAATCGTCATAATTTCTTGGGATTAGGCTCAGATGATAAATGCTTTATAAAATAAAGGTATATATTATCATCGTCATTCTGCTTTTAAAAGCATGCATCCCTATATGAAACGGTCTTAACGACCGGACTGCCAAACGGAGGGTCCGCCTCATCCTCCAAACTGGCGGTTCTTACGGTTCCGTCTGGTTGACCGATTCTTACGCTTGTTCCGTCTTGTGGCGCGGTTCATGGGTATACCTTGTCTTGAGATTTTTATTTGACTGTGGTCATTTTAATATCATTTACTTCACGGTCTAATATTACAAGGTACAAAAGAGCTAACACCACGATTACTGCCAGTATAGAAAGGCGCGAATTCTGAAAGTCGGGTAACATATACAGTATAGCAGACATACCGGCAATAACAACAAATACATAGTATTGAACCAGAAACGCAACAATGGCTCTGTAGTCAACCATCTCTTATGGGCTGCTTTTTTTGTTTGCCCTTTCTACTTTTTCTTTTGTTTTTCATGAAAATAAAAAGTCGGATCATTGCCGCTTTACGTTAACGAAAAATTGACCAGTGTTTTTCATGTTTTCGCCAATCAAAAACGTGAAATGAGCTTCAAACATCTTGATATTCTGACCAACATTGAAAAGGGGGCGGCGTACATCAAGGCGCTTTCTTCTTGCCTGCCCTTGCCCCTAAAGGCACTTGTTGCAAAGGCGCATGAGCTTGCGCCAGAAATCAAGACGTTCTGCGATTCCAAGCAACTGACGGCTAAACTGTCTAAAGACAAGGGCTTGACTGGCAAAAAGGTGGAGTTCTACATCTTTGGGCGTTTGCCAAATTCTGAGTCCACGGCAGACACGGCAGTGGGTGATGTTAAGGCAACGCACATCAAAAAGCAGGGCGCCCTTGGTCACAGTGCAAAGGAGCGCCTTACGCTAACAAACTGCGGCTCAACCGGCGACTACGATACGCTTCAGCACATTGTGGATTCACCTTCGCTAGAACAGTCAACGCGCTACTGTAAGATTCAGACTGGTATCTTGTGTGTTTTGGAGCACGATGCTGCTGTAACGGATGACATGGATGAGATTGTTCACTATCTCTTTCGCTACGATATTACGGAGCTACCCGCTACTATTCAGACCGTCATTGCTGCGGACTACCAAAAAATCCGGCAACGGGTTATTGACAAGGATGTGTCCCAGTCGGGTCAGACCTATCTTCACATCCATCCTCACGGCTCTGGACACGGCTCAACTACGCGCGCCTTTGGCTTCACAAATAAGTTCGTGACAACGCTGATTGCACATTATGGCGAAAAAGCGCTTATGACAAAGGGGCGGTCACTGTACTTTTAGACTGATGCAGTCCAGGCAGACCAGAGCTGGTCAAATGGCGTCTCATTGTAGTCGTCAAGGGTCATGAGGTCACTCATGAAACGCATCTCAGCAACGCTGAGATTGTTGATTTCAAACTGGCGCTGGTCATAGACCTCCATACCCCAGTTGAAGAAGGACGCGGCTGTGCTCTTACTAGATGCCTGCTTAACAGTGTTGAGCAGGTGCGTTGCGGGGTCCGCATGACCGAGCTTGCTAAAGAGCTGAGCCATGATGCGGAAGCGGTGGTACTCCTCCATCCACCCCTTGTTATCGGGCATGGAAAGTAGGATTTGCATGACCTGGAGGAACTGCGCCTCAGTGCCGCGCCACCAGTGGAAAGTTGTTGCGAAAGTGCTAGACATATTGACTTCTTTAGTCAAAGGTTCGTGATTTTAGAAAATGACGAAATGTGATTTCAATTTTTTAATTTATCTAAATAGACATGCCTAATCTGCAAACATACCACGATAATAAAAACATATATAGTGTTGACATGATGATAGCCTATATAAATAGGTACGAACATCCCGTAGTAAAGTTACCTATTGAGGAATTTAGCAGTCAACTCAAAATGAATGTGTGGGGCAACTGGTCGCCTATGGACGTAATTGAAAAACCTCACTTGAAAAAGTATAAATCAGATGTTGAACGTATAAAGCACGCAGATTTGGCGTTTCCGGTATTTGTTACTGCAAAACATCATATTGTAGATGGTTTTCACCGCATTGCAAAAGCACATATTGAACATAAACAATACGTAGTGGCTTACGTTTTTAATTCTGAACTTATGAAAAAATTTATAATAGATAAAGACATGAATTTTGTCAAAGTTCATCAAAAAACATCCGTAAGCGACGTGTTAGAACTATGGTCCAAACGTTTCTAGTATTTAGCTAAAATACGCTCACTCAGCTTGCAGTACGCATCACTAATCTCCAAACCAATGTAGTTGCGCTTGTGCTTTTTCGCCATCTTAGCTGTTGTTCCTGAACCTGAGAATGGGTCAAGAACAACATCACCCTCATTTGTCCATGTTAGGATGTGGTCCGCAGCCAGCTGTTCAGGAAAGATGGCTGGGTGTTCATGACTCTCTGCGTCCGATGAATTGAAGCCCTTGCCCACATTATAACGCCAAATGTTATTGCGCGGGCTGAAATCAGGAACGGGCTTGATATCGGTCGTTTCTTTGAGTTCACCGCTCTTAAGACGATTCGTGTTCTTGCCCCAGTTGGTGTGCCCAGCCCACTTATTAGGCTTGTCGCAAATTAGGTTTGCGGTTTTCACGGATTTCTTCGCAAATACAAACATATATTCAAAGATTTGTGTGTAGCGTGTACCCGTTCGCTTTGCTGGAAACGATGATGTGTTCTTTTCATAAATCATTGTGTCGTGAAGCTTGAAGCCCGCATTCATGAACTGGAGCGCCTGCCGAAATGATGAACCCGTTTCACTGCCATCCTCCGTAGAGTCGCCAACGACCCAAACAACAATGCCACCTGGCTTTGTCACTCTGAAAAGCTCCTTCGTAATCGTGACAAAGTCGTCGTATGTGAATGCGAATCCGTTGTAATCGCGAATCGCATCATAGGGCGGCGATGTTACAGTCAGGTCAATTGAATCGGTGGGCAGTTCCTTTAGGGCTAGCTTGCAGTCCTTGTTGATGATTGTGTTGATTGGTAGCTGCTTGACTAAAGCAGCGACTGGTTCAACAATAACATTTTCACTCTTCTTGTTTAGCACCTCATGGACCTTCTGCTCAACAAGCAGTGCTATAGTATTATCCTTAGTACAGGGCTTCTTCCTATTCTTGTGACTGGTCAAATGACCCTTCTGCTTGAATACCTTCGCACAAATGTCACATACATGGCTCATGTTTTTAGTTAACGAATTCGTTAAAATTAGTTACGGCAATCAAATTTTAACTTTATAGGCTGAAAAAATGATACCGTGATTCTTAATAATAGAATAGTAAGACAATGCAAACAAAGCTTAGCAGCTTCTTCTCAGTGAATATAGAATACAATCCTAAAAACAAGAAATGCTTTGTTTATGAACCAGGTACACAGGCGTTTTTCGTGAATGCGCCTAATAATACGGACACATTCATAATCAAGAAATCAGGACTTAGTCTCTATTTACGCCCTTCAACTGTAGAAAAGTACGACTTTCCTACAATCGAAACAACTGCATCCGTGCCGCTCCTGAAATCAAATCTGCAAAAGGCGGTAAGGCGTGGCTCAAACATCATAGCTGTGAACACTGCTCTTGCACTCTGTCAAAAGGACCCTATGGAGCTGTTGCGACGACTTGCTATCATATGTATTGAAGACGTCTGTTTAATGGATTCATATCCTATTATTGTGTGGCTAATGATAGCCGACCAACCATTAACAAGCCAAGATATTTACTTCCTGCTGCAAATTGTGAATTCCTTGTGCAACTGCACAACTGTGTTCAAAGACACAAACGGCGCGCCAGTTACACACACTCATGAAATTCTACAAAATCACGCGTCAAAAAACCAGCTTTTAGCGCTTTATTATCGCGCACTTTACGGAGGCATGGCGGGTGATATTGCATTATTGAATAATGCAATCACGTATTACATGAAAAATGACCATAAAATCGTAAAAACGGCGTTTGGTGACTTGGATTATGATTATACTGAGCCCTTGCAAATCTTAGATGCAGCTATCGATTATCACCCCTATCCAAGCCTTGCCACGATTATTAGTGAACAGACCCAGCTTGATAAAAATACGATTAAGACGACCATCTGGCATGCTGAATCAGCTTATAATTACAGAAAGCCTGAAACGGTCGCTTCATCCAAGAAAATCAAGGCGTCAGCACCTTGGAATTTGATAAAGGAGCCCCTAAGGGCTGCGCGTTTGAACATAGCTTAAACTCATGTTTTGTACACTTTATATAAAGATGGCTAACCTTATCTGTAGTTATGACAAAATCGGATATACAGTTCTACAATATGCGCTGAATCCAGAAATGACACAGGAGCTAATTGCGCATCCTGGCAAGCACGTTCTTGGATATGTTACTTACAACAGTGAGACCGACCAACGTAAATTCATTTATACAGAATCAGGCGTCGCCACTAAAGCGCCGCATCATTGGTCATTAGATATATTAAAGCAGTTTCCTTACTGTGAATCGACTGATTCATGGATTATTTTTAATTGCGCTCCTCATAAAGCAAGAGTTGCGTTTCAACAAATACTTTATGGCGAAGCTGCTCATATTGATAAGTGGGACATCTGGTCTGTTGAAGGCAAAGATGACAAAGTGGCAGTGGTGACTGATTGGGAAATATACTGATTTGTTAAAAAATTGAAGGCAGTTTTTGCCTTCATAAACAGGCAAAAAATGTTGAACATTACTGACACGACTAACAGCTTTATGCTCGATGAGAAGACGGCGATTGACCTGGAGCTGAAGCTCAACGTGACCCAGTACGGGCATACGTGGAAGTCCATTGGTGATGTGTTGTATGATTTTGGGTCGCGGAAGGCGAACGCGCTTTATAATCTGACGGTCACAACGCAACAGTATACTTATTTGACTATGCTGATGAAGGAGCCGAGTTGGGAGACCTGTCGCAAACTCTAATAGTAACCACAGTAGCTACAGTGAGCGCCTGAGCAATAAGGCTTATACATGTGGTCATCGAATGTTTCATCACAGTATTCCGTCCATGACCAAGTGCCCACACAAGGTGGTGCCTCTTGAGGCGCAGACCAGTAATAAGGCGCACCACCAATGCGATAAGAGACCGAATCGTCGCTATGAAAGCGAACATAGATGCTCTGCGCCTTTGACTCAAACATTTCCTTAAGGGTTGGCTTTTTCCACCAGAACTTGATGGTACCATCAGGGGTTTGCTGCTCTACGCCATGCGGGCACCACTTGGTGACTGTGCCATCGGGTCCTGTCAGCGTATTACCTACTGTGTCCACTGGCTTTACAGGACACAGCTCCATTGTCATGAAGGTAACGTCGCTCTTTGCGTATTTGATTTCGACAGTCTGGTTGCAACTGAACATTTTTCTTGTTTTTTAATTAATAACAAACAAGAAAAATATAGGGTCAATTTTTATAGAGCTTAATTACGACGATTTTTACGGGTTTTGTAACCACCCTTTGCTTGTGGTATTAGTGTCTTTAAAGTATTAATATATAATTCTAATTTATCTAGTTTTTGTTGTACTAATCTCATAGTATCATTAGGTTTTGTTGTTCTAACTAAACCATCTACGTAAATTTTGGCTTCAGTAAAAGCTTTACCAAGCCCGCTAATAGTTAATGCTCTAGCTTCGTTCAAGCCTGACATATACAACTATAATATATTATAAAAGCCGTCAGGGTCTTATATTAGCTTGAGTTTGTTGGTCTTATCCGTAAAAATGTTAGAGTTGAAAATCCAAATATAAACCCCAAAAAACACCTTTGCTATAATGTCTAGTGTATTATACATTAAGTTCTTGGTTCGTGTATCCATGTAATAAGCTATTCCATAGGTTGTCCATATTGCGGCGAAACACACCAGTAGAAGAATCTCTTGTATTGAACTGAAGCTATTTAGACAATACAGTCCTATAACTACAAGCATCAACGCAAAACAGAAGAAGCCAATAATGCCGCCGGTCATTTTGTTGATACGCTTGGTTTCGCCCAAATAGCCGGAGGCTAACATTCCACCGTTAAGTAATAGTATAATCAAATATATACAAATAGGCACCGGTGTTTTAAAAAAAATTAACAAGACGAGAAGCAACATTGGTGTGGTTATAGACCAGTCTAAGTAGCGATATTCCGTAATGTCCTCTAGCGTTATAAGCCCCGCGTCTAATTTGGTAATAATAATACCATATACTAACGCGGCAACAAAGCTAACAGATGTTTCCAGATTCATCATATTAATCATCTTCTGGTCCTTTGCAGTAAGAGCCGCAATAAGCGTAATGAGCGTCAGCCCATTGAGAAAAAGGCTTGAGCTCAAAAAACTGAACCGTATCTGGCTATCCATCCTATTAGACGCGGCTATTTTTATGCAGCTGTATTAAGGATGTGTTACAGCGTGGAATCCAGTGCCCAAACAACGGTAATTTCACTAGCAGCAATATTTTATCTACTATCATCTGGCGACCCACATTACAAATGGTTGGCTATAACGTTGATAGGCTGGTGCTTAATGCAGTTTGCGGAACTTATCTTATGGTGGACTGAGCCCCGAAAGAGTTGCACTGTCTTGAATAAAGTTATTACTATGACACTCATACCCGCTGTTTTGGTAATGCAGCCAGTTGGTTCACTGCTGGGTTCATTGTACGTTATACCCTGGGCAAAGTCAACTGACTTTCGTAAAAATTTTATCGTCTTCTATTCGGGTTTGATTATAATATTAGTCAGCTGGGCTCATTACTATGACCCTTATAAGATATGTACAAATGTTACGAAAGGCGGGCACTTATTTTGGAGCACTGTAGATAGTGAAGAGCCTGATAATTTATACAAGCGGGTTGTTTATTTCTTATGGGGTTTTCTAATCATACTACCATTATTCATGTTTTGGGATAAGAATTTCACGATTTTATTTGCATTGATTCTTATACCTTTATTTGGATTTAGCCAGGGACTTTTTAACAGTGATAGTCGCGCATCCATTTGGTGTTATTACACCAGTTACACTAGCGCAATTGCTAGCGGCTTCCTTTTATTGAAACAACTTGGCTTGTTTGATGTTTTACGGCTTAAATAGGGTGCGCATAATTCTATATAGTGCCGATGATGACGCGTTTTGATTTCCAAGATATTAATCTAATACCGCGGAAATGTATTGTGAATTCACGAAGTGAATGTGCAACGGATTTTGTATTGGGTGACTGGCGTTTCAAGCTACCTGTTGTTCCAGCAAACATGGAATGTGTAATCAATGATGATGTTGCATTGAAGCTGGCTTCTGAGGGCTATTTCTACATTCACCACCGCTTCAATACTGATGCTGTCGCCTTTGCCAAATTCATGAAAAATCGGTCGCATCCCCTTCCTGTAAGCATTTCTCTAGGCGTGAATGCTGATGCGTATGAAATCATGAAAACCCTCAATTCTGAGGGGTTAATGCCTGATTTTGTAACTATTGACATTGCGCACGGGCACAGCGTCAAGATGGAATGCATTATAAAGTGGATAAAAAACACGTTTTCTAAGCCGCCGTTCATTATTGCAGGAAACGTAAGCACACCAGAAGCGGTTCGTGATTTGGAGGCTTGGGGTGCGGATGCAATCAAGGTCGGTATCGGTCCAGGAAGCGCCTGCACGACCTATGTTGCGACTGGATTCGGCTCACGTGGATGCCAAGCCTCCGTAATTCGTGATTGTGCTGCAGCTGTCATGAATAAAAACACGGTAATAATTGCCGATGGTGGTATCAAGGAGCCAGGCGATATTGCGAAAGCCCTTGTTCTAGGGGCAGATATGGTGATGATTGGTGGCATGTTTTCAGCGCTTACAGATTCCCCTGGAAACGTTGTTACAGGTACAGATGGTCGCCTTTACAAAGAGTTCTGGGGCTCAGCATCTGCGTTTCAAAGCGGCAAAAGCAGTCGTATTGAGGGTACAAAAAAGCTATTGTTAATGAAACCACATGGAATCCTAGATGAGATGAATTATATTAAGGAGTGCCTCCAAAGCGCAATATCCTATGGCGGCGGCGCAAACTTGAGCTG